TTCCAGTACCCCTGGGCTGTGGAGGCTGCAGTCGAACACGAGAAGATTCACTGGGGTGAGTGGGAAGCTAAGCTGAACGAAGACGTAGCGCAATGGAAGATTGGAACGATCACGCCTGAAGAGAAGAACCACATCACTTCTATCCTTCGACTGTTCACCCAGTCAGACGTAGCTGTAGGTACCAACTACATCGAGCAGTTCCTGCCCAAGTTCAAGAACAACGAGATCAGGGCTATGCTGACCAGCTTTGTCAATCGTGAGTTCGTTCACCAGCGTGCCTATGCTCTGCTCAACGACACACTAGGGCTGGCTGAAGAGGAGTACTCATCGTTCCTGGAGTACGAGGAGATGAGAGACAAGATCGAGTTCATGCAGTCTGCTGACGTGCACACCCAGCAAGGGCTAGCTAAGGCACTGGCTCAGTCAGCCTGTAATGAGGGCATGAGCCTGTTCTCAGCCTTTGTCATGCTGCTCAACTACCAGCGTCAAGGCAAGATGAAGGGCATGTGCGAGATCGTTGAGTGGAGTATCCGTGATGAGTCTAAGCACGTGGAAGGCATGACTCGCCTGTTCCATGAGTTCCTGAAGGAGCACCCACGGATCGTTACTGACGAGTTCAAGCTTGGCATCTACCAGATGTTCCGTGATGCGGTAGCTCTCGAGGACAAGGTTATTGACCTAGCCTACAAGGAGAGGAAGGAGATCGAGGGCTTGTCTGCTGCAGAGGTGAAGCAGTACATTAGGTACATTGCTGATCGCAGATTGATTCAGCTAGGACTGAAGGGCAACTGGAAGGTCAAGGAGAATCCCCTGCCTTGGCTGGACTGGATCGTGAATGGTGACAGCCTGAAGAACTTCTTTGAAGGCGTGGTTACTGACTATAACGCTGACGGTATGTCAGGTGACTGGGGCTGGGCTAAGGCCGCTTAAGGAGAACAGAATGGAAATTGAAATCGGATTGATCAGTGGAGTGTCCCTTGGTTTTGAATACCAGGAACTAGATAAAGGCTACCTAGTCTTCGACTTGTTTATTATTAGAATCCTACTGAGTCGAGCGACAGAAGAGTAATCCCAGAGCAGTACCTTTACAGCCCTCTTCGGAGGGCTTTTTTTATTCCTTGGAGTAGAGAGCCTTCTCGTCTTCTCTGCGCTTGAGCAGGCCCTTGAGCACCTTGCCGCCTGCCTTGGCCCACTTCAGAAACTCTTCTGCAGCTCCCTCGTAGTCACCACGATTATGCTTCATACGTAGGCTGGACTTCTGCAAGCTTCCTAGTCCTACGTTAAAGCTGAAGCTAACCAGGGCATCGAACTGACCCTGAGTCATCTCTCCAGGGCAAAGCCTGTGTACACCCATCTCAAACCTAGCTAGGTCCTTCCTTAGGATGTCGTTGATCTCGTCCTGGGATAAGGTCCTGTTCCAGCCAGCAGGTAGTTCCAGGTTAAGGCGGTCTGCAAAAGGGACTCGTGCATGATTAGGATCAATAACATGTCCGACACCTATGGTCCACAGACGGGCTGGACAGCGGTAAGCAGTGGCTTTGACACCTTCGTGGTGCTTGATCATCTTGATGCACTCGTCAGATACCCACACTACTTCTTACCCCACTGTCTACTTCCAAACCAGAAGGAAATGATTCCGCTTAGCAGGGCCATCTCATCTTCGGAGAAAACCACGTCACTAGCTTTGATCATGTCATCGACAGACTGCACTTCACCAGACAACATGAACCAGCTAACCAATGCAATATTGATCAGGACTAGTTCAATAACAAAGATGAACGTAACAGCAGGACGAACCATACCATTAAGGTTAACCACCCACTCAGACGCACGAGCCATGATAGCCTTGTCATGGTCCAGTGCGGCACCTTGACGCTGAGCATCAGTCTCCATAGCAATCTGGTCAGTGCGGATCTCTTCGATCTTAGCCTGGGCAAGAAAGCCTTCTTTGGCTAGCTGCAGCTCACGCTCAGTCTGCATCTGTGCAAGCTTAAGCTCGTGCTGCTTGTCTGCCTTGTCCTGGAAATACTCTAGAATCTTAGGCAGGCCAGAGGCAAAGAAACCAATTGCTGATGATATTAGGCTAAGCATCTACTACTCCTTAATCTACAAAATAACCTTCAGTGAACGGATTTATACCACGCTTTAACATTTCTTTAGCAACAATAGCTCGATAGGCATTAGGGTCTGTAACCACCTCACGCATGTACATTAGACGTATTCTGCTACGAAGTTCAGACACTATTCCCATATACACTTTAGCCTGCATACGATCAGGCAATGCCAGGAAGCCAGGGTTGCTGCCTAAGTTCTCAGCAACTTGTCTAGCAACGTCACCCATCCTATTGGACATCTCAACATACTTATCTGCTGGTAGTTTATAACCATACAGATCCCTGCTAGGAGGGCTGATCCGCAGCTCAGGATTATCTAGTACTCTACGAGTAGCATCGTTGATTACAGGAGAGACAGGCAAACCAGTTACCAGACCAGAGATAGGCAGGTTCCTCTCTTCGCCTACCACGTTGACAGATGCAGGAAGGGTCTCACGGATTACAGGAATACGAGACTTCAGATTGTTCACAATCCATGCACGTAGGTCTGGGTCTCTAACTTCACGCACCAGAGGATCTTCCAGTCTAGCAATCGTGTTCAGGATGTTAGGAGTCAAGCCATTGGTCAAACCAACTAGGAAAGATTCTACTCGATCTGGATCCTGGATAGCCAGCATCATGTCAGCTAAACTCTGAGTGAAGGTCTTGTCAAGGAAAGCTGCTCTGACCACGTCACCCATGTTCTTAGCAATGCCAGCCACTCCCTTGCCCTCACGAGCTGCTTGTTGGACAGCCTCAAATGACCCCGCCACTAGGCCTAAAACGGTCTGTACGGGCTCGATACCAGCGTAGCTTATCCACCTCTCACCCACGCCTGGGACGTTCATCTTCATCGAATACTCGGGCTTGCCTTGGGCCTGCCACTTAGCTCTTTCTGCTGGATCAGAAGGCATACCACCAGTGAACTTGTTGTCTTGCACCATGCCGTAGGCCCAGACTACCATCCCAGTACCAAGGATCTGCTGACCAATGAAGTCACGATTCAGATCCTGCTTGAACTTGACCTCACCTTCCAGCTTCATGATACGCTCTTCAAGCTTGGCTGCAGCAGCAGGACTCTTAGCATTAGCTAGCTTATTACGTAGGCTACCGATAGCGTCTTGTAGATTGGTAATATCCTTGACACCCTGACGATAACGAGCAAGACCAATACCTGGAATATAACCAGCACCAAACTTAGCAATGTTAGTAGGAGTGATAATAAATGGTAGGACAAGGCTCAGCTCAGGGATATCACGAGCAGCTTGAGCCACTGCCTTAGTTCCTTTGTCGATCAGGCTATCGCCTAGCTTACTACGGAAGGTACCATAACGTGCAAAGTCATCAATCTCTTGAGCCCAGTCAGGAGCTACCTGCCTCAGGGTATCGAATAGACGATCATCAGCTCTGGATTGTTTCAGTGCCTCGCGCACGTCATCAATAAACTTGCCTGGGGTGGTGCCACGTTTAGCTAAGAAAGTCCTAACACCTTCGTTAGTAGAGGCCTCACGTCCAATACGATTGAGCATTACCTCTAGCTGGGCATGCTCGAACAATGTAGAGTATGCATCGTCAACACCACGCTGCAGCTTCGAGGGCCAAGCAAGCAGCATGTTAGCTGCCTTGGTAGCAGTGTTCAATTCATTGGGATCTTGTCCAGGCATCTGCAACCAGAAGTCATACTTGGACCTAGTCTGCCCATCGATCTCTACAGTATGGTCTCTGATACCACGCATGAACCGAGGAAATACTTTCTGGAAGGCGTAGCTGTAGCCCTTCAGAATATCCATAGCCTCTCCAGGTCTACCTGAAGCAAGACGAGCTAATGGCAGTTCGATAAACCTAGTGGTGTTACCGATAATGTTCTTAGCAATGGTAGAGATACCAGACAAATAGTTGTTACGAACCATGCTGGCAAACTGCTGACGAAGGCCAGGGTTCTTCAGAGAGTCAACCATAGCCTCAGAGACAGCCTTAGCAGCCGCCTCCTTATTCAGAGATGGGTTATTCAGTGTATCGTCTACACCTCGAACTACTGACTTCAGCCACTGGATACAACGTGCGGAGAAATTTATCATTTAGCAAGGTCCATTTGCAATGAAACTAGATATCTTACCACCGTTCTTGAACATCTGATTTAGGTTCTCAAACGATTTAAGAGCAACAGATACAGCATTCTTGTCACCAGCAATGGCTGCTGCAGAGCTCATGGTCTTGGTTAACTGTGATCCAAGGAAAGCTACCATGTTATCGTCACCAGCCAGGAGAGCTTCGTCAAGCTGCTGCATCAGGATAGGCAGGTCTTGCATCTGCTTAGCAAAGATAGGATATACAATCTGTCTCTCTGCGTCAGTCAGCACGTCACCCTTGCGATACTGCTTGGCGATGTCATCAGCCACTCGACTGTAAGCCTCATAGTCCTCTGCACCTACCTCAGACAATAGACGCTTAGCCTCTGCCACTGCTGCAGCTTCCTTATCTTCCAGCGACACACCGATACGAGTAACACTCTGCAGCCTCTGCTTGCCAACCTGAGCCAGCATCTTCAGAGCTTTGGATGATTCATCGTCTAGGTTTTGAGACAAGACACCGAGCAACTTGAACTTCTTGTTCGGATCCATCTGACTGATACGAGCAAGCTGGTTCGCCGTGAATGGACGAACACTCTTAGGAGCAAACTTCTTAAATAGTCCTATGTTACAGACTGGTTTCTTAGCAGCCATCTAACTCTCCTGCAAGGGCAGCGTCAATCAGAGTATCAGTATTCTTATGCTTATTAACCAGCATGTCTTCCAGACTACGAGCTCTGAATGCTCTACCTTGTTGCTGTTTTGATGCTTGTAATAGTTTCGTATAATCTTTAATCGTGGCTAACATATCCAGGTCAGAGGCATTAGGATCTAATCTCTTATAGATATCAGCCACACCTTCGGCTTTAGCCTGAG